CAGGGATCTGCAACCCTGCCCCCCCAGCAGCTAAGCAGCCAGGCAGCCAGCGGAAAAAACGGAAAACGTGGGAAAAACTGCGAAAAACCAAGATTTTCGCAGCGTGTGACGGTTGGCAGGCTGACCCAATTTGTCCCCTACTGCTGCAAGACTCTAGCGGGTTTGCTATAGTGTAAGAAGGGAGAGGAGGTGACAGCTCCCCTGCCTGCTTCAGCACCTTGACAACTACATAGGGAGCAGATCCGCACTAACAGCTCAGCCCTCAGGGTTGCAGCTGCTAGCCGCAGACAGCAGACCCAAGCGGTCAGCACGTCAGGAGCTTGCTCCCACTCAATGCAAACGAACTAACCTTATTCAACCTATCCAACCGATGAAAACGTTCTTAAGTTTGTTCACCGCTTATGTTGCGGCGGGAGCCTTTGGCGTTGCTTTCGTACAGACAGCACTAACCGAAACGCTCCAACTGCAGCACAGCGGCACTCAGTCCTACGTGCGGGTGATTCGATGACCGTTACGCGTTCACCGTTCGACCATTTCACCGCACCAAAAACAATGCACCTAATGCAAGGGCCATTGATCCGCACCAAGTATCTAGGACCTACTAATTACAGGGGTTCTAGGATCACCGCAACGCATAAGCGGGACGGTGAGCAAACCCAGCGTGTGACCCTTTCCTGGGATCACAGCCTGGATGGTTTGGAGAACGCTAAGGCTGCAGCGCTTGCGCTGTGTAAGTCTTGGCCATATGAACAGACCATGGTCTTGGTCGCTTGCGGCTTTGATCATGACCATTACTACTTCATTGCATCACCCGCACCAATCAGCAGCCCGGCTTAATCGCCGGGCATTTTCTTATGTACTTTGATCGTTTCGACATTTGCGAAGCTCACTACATGTTCGCCATGCTTTGGCATGACGGAATGTGGGGGGAGATCTACGGCAAGTTCGGGCAGTTGGAGCGGATACAGTTCCGCCCCAGTCCTTGCCTGAGTGAGCCTAAAGATCTAGGGGAAAACGCCCGCGAGATTTACCGTCAGTTGGTGGTGAATCATTGCGGCATTAAATCCACCGCTCCAAAATCATGACATTTGAATCTGAGGACTACATGTTGCCCGCACACTGGGCGAGCTATCTAATCAACGGAGACGCAACATCATTCAGCTTGAACGATGACGGCGGAGACGCTGAGATAGCAGTGATTGACAAGATCATCGAAAACATCGACGCCGGGGATCCAGTGTCATGTTCCGATGAGTCTGTTTTCATGACGTATCACGACGCCAGACCTTACGGGGTTCTGGCCAGTGATTGTCTGATGTTCACCTTCTTGCGCTCCAAAAACTGAGCCCCTAACGGGGCTTTTTTTATGCGCTGAGCCGGATGAGGCATTCTTCAGAGCGGCAGTCTTCCAGCTTGGCTCTGACCCAGTTGAGACGCCCGGCAACCCTACGGCCGTCATTGGTGTCCTTGTAGACGTGAAGCGCTTCAAGTATGAGCGCCCACTCATCAGGGCAGAAGTGAATGGTCTTAGTAGGTGCCGGGTCAGCCATGAATGGATTGCTTGCAGTTCCTTTGAATC